CTCGCAAAGAATCTATGGAACACCCTCGTATTACTGGACATTCTTTATCATTAACGAATATCTTCACGACGGACTTGCTGCATGGCCAATGTCACAGGAGAATCTTTTCTCATATATCGAAGAAGAATATAATGGCTGGGTCGTGAATACGAGACCAGATATTATCAGAAACACAGACCAAATCGTCATTGATCATCGTGATTCTCTCTCAGGAAGATTCCAGATTGGAGAAGAACTCCGTGGATCAATCTCAGGCGCTCGAGGAACACTCGTACAGAAGAATCTCGATCTGAATCAATTAGTGATACAAGACACAACAGGTTCTTTTATTGGTGATCCTGACTCAATTAACCTGTCAACCGAGCTCGTAATTGGGCAAACAACTGAAGACTCAGTGTCTACATACCAGGCTTTCAAGTATGCAGATGCACCACATCATTACTTCTTAACTGGGGACGAACACGAAAGACCAGAGTCCAATGGACTATTCTTTCCGGGTGCAGTACCTAATTCGCAACTATCCTATGTTTCGAATAGAGATTATCTCTTTCACTTGAATGAAGAACGCTCTCGTATGCGTATCATCGATCCGAATTATGTAGACATATTCCAGGATCGTTTCGAAAAGGTATTGAACTCAAATGGCTAGACAAACATCCAGAACAGTTACATTTCCTGATCAGCAATCCGCTGGACCACAGGCTGTTACACCAACATCATTTGTCATACAAGAAGTCAAAATGGTGGCAAACAATGGTGAAAGCTTCGAATTTACCGATCTCGTACAAAAAATTACAGTTCAAGAAAGCCTTTACAGAGGATCTTTGGACGTCGATGTATATGTGTATGATGCTGTAAACTTCTTAGAATCAGTGAAGATATCCGCAAACGAGGAGATTTCTATCTTAATTCAGCGCTCTGAATCTGGAGATTCGAAGAAATTTGACATGAAACTGAACATTGCGGAGATCATGCACTACTCAAAACCGAAGCCCGGCGCCCAGATTTACGTCTTAAAATGTATCTCTCAACACGCATTTCTGAACTCTTTAATACAGTATAATCGTTCTTTCAAAGGTTCGATTGGTAACGAGATCAGTAAAATATGTAAAGATATCGGTATATCAGATGACAGAAAACATGTGAATACAGAGTCAAAAGAGGTGATTCAGGGAATATATCCAAAACTGAGACCATTACGAGCAATACAATGGCTAACCCGTAACGCCTTTGACGATGATACACCATTCTTCTTCTACGAGACACTGAAAGGTGGTGTATACTTCGATTCATATAAAAGCATGGTCGAAAAGGAAGACTTTGGCACCTATACACACTCACCATTCTTCGAAACCGAACAACAAGTCGGTACATCAGAAGGATATGAAGCAGAAAAGTATAAAATACGTAAGATTGCCTCATCATATAACAACTCACAATTCATTTCATCTGCTGAAGGTGCCTATGCATCTACAGTACATACACTCGATATTGCAAAGAAAGAGTATAATACATACAAATATTCATATGATAACTCTATACAAAAGATGAATAACGAGGATCCTTACATCAAAGAGATGAAGTTCAAAGGCTCTTCTCTCTCAGATTATCCAGAAAGTAAGCAATATTTCATCTCATTAAACAGTAAATCCTTTGGAGATACACTCAAAAACTATCATTCTCCATGTAATCCTACAATACATAAGGCAGAAGCACATATGTCATGTATCGATGGCATTACACAAACGATCATATTACCAGGTGATTTCGATATCGAAGTCGGTGTACCAATCTATCTAGAGATACTGCGTACGGAATTTCGCGAGGAAAATTCGAATTTAAAAATCGACAAACTGTTGTCAGGAAGGTACCTCATCATTAATATAAAACATGTCTTTGATACGAAATATTTAATTGAATGTGAATGTAAAAAAGACTCCTTTATAACTCCTTTAAATGATATAGTAGATAAGATAGAAACAGAAGCAAATGAAGTAATAGTGGAGGAAGGAACATAATGAAAAGAAGTGATGATCAGTTTCTCTCTGGGAGATTCGAATGGTTTATTGGTGTAGTAGAAGATATAAATGATCCGGATAAAATAAACAGAGTACGTGTACGTTGTTTTGGTTATCATACAACAGATACAAATAAGATCTCTATAGATTCTTTACCATGGGCAACAGTAATGATGCCTACTACATCTGCATCATATAAAGGTACTGGATCAAATCATGAGTTAATGGTTGGTTCATGGGTGGTAGGATTCTTCCGTGACGGACCAAGTGCACAAGATCCGATTATAATGGGATCAATTGCAACACAAACAGATGGTGTTACAGATATACCTACAGAGACACAAGACAATTACCCAAATCGTAAAGTACATAAGACCGCGGCGGGACATACGATTGAAATGGATAATACAGAAGGATCAGAAGAGATTAAAATAGAACATTCGTCTGGTTTATCCCATATAACATTTAATACAGATGGAAGTATATCTGTAATCGCCCCGGTGATATATCTCAATGGCAACCCAAATTAGTCTACCTTGTAACGGTACATTATTACCAACCAAAGCGGATTTGGTAAACATCTTTACACAGATTACATCTCTTTCTGTGGACCTTTCACTCGAAGAAGAGATAAGAGATCAAGTACAAGAAATATTAGATCAAATAGAATCTTTATTAGGGAATTGGCCGATCTCTCTTTCTGATCCAATATATGGTACACTGAAGATACCTGAATTGGAATGGGAAAGAAGAGTAACAGCAATGTTACAAGAATATCATTTATATGTTCAGGTAAGGATATTAGAATTAATAGATGCAATCATACCAATAGACTTCGAAATTCAGGTGGGGCCCGGTTTGAGTGTAGATATATTGAGACTCTTCTCAGACCCGGGGTATAGGGCCACTCTCAAAAATCAGATATGTGATGATTTAGATACATACTATTCTCTGCTTGTACCGTCAGATTTTCGTACGTATGCTGGAGAGTTCGGCATTGATTCTTCTGATATACGTTGTGAGATTGCCTGGTCTAACCTAATGGGTAAACTGAATGTTTCTGCCCTTGGTGTATTACATAATATACTTGGTGCAGTCATTGATAAGTTTAAGGTGATATGGGATGCATTAGATCTACCTGAACTACCTGACCTTGCTGCCATTGATGTTGAATCCCTTGTAAGAGAGAAGATTGAATCTTTGAGAGAAGATCTGAGAAATGCTCCTGATGATCTGAAACAAGAGATAAGAGATCAAATAGAAAGTTCTTTACTTGAATTACAAATAGGTCCTTTCTCTCTCGAAGAGATTATAGGTGGTTCAATTGAAGATAAGATTGTTTCTTCTGAAAGAAAGATTGATCGCTTCTTAGAAGGATTAAGAGACTTTGGTCAGAATTGGCCGAAGTATCTCTTATTGAAGTGGATGGAAACTGTGAAGAAGTTCTTTGATGCGATTGGCCTGGGGGCCCTGTTTGAGTGGGTGACATTTGACTGGTGTGACTTCCTCGGGGTTATAGGCTTTCCCCGAACAATATCGCTCCCGGACGGCATTACAGTTTCTCTTCCGGAATCCTTTTCCGGCGCTTTAGAATCGGGTGAAGGAATCGCCGACGCGGTTGAGAATTATATCAATCCGCCTGCTGAAGGATCATAAATAATACTATGGCATCAAGTACTATACAAATATCAGACTCTTCTGGCGTAATTGGAGATACCCAGCGCGCCAAGGTCGTGGCGAAGAAGAAAGAATGGAGTGATCTGGACCTTTCCCTAAAGCTTCATCCAATCCGTAAGGATATAGTACCGCTAAGGGATGAAAAGGCAGTAAAGAACGCTGTCAAGAATTTAATCTTAACAAACTTCTATGAGCGACCTTTTCAAGCAGCCACCGGCGCTAACCTCCGAGGTTTACTCTTTGAGCCCGCAGATGAAATTACAAAGCTGGCTCTTCAGGAATCGATTCAGAGAGTATTACAGGACTATGAACCAAGGGTAAGATGCAAAGGTGTCTACATCAATGATTTAAGTGATCAGAATGCATATCATATACAAGTAAAATTTTTAATTAAAGAATATGACTCAAATGAGAATGTTGAGATCGTATTGAGAAGGTTACGATAATGGCTACAAATTTAAATGTAACAGAACTAGACTTCGATCAGATTAAACAGAATCTGAAGAACTATTTAAAAACACAGACTGAATTCAATGACTATGACTTTGAGGGCTCTGGCCTTTCTACGTTATTGGATGTGCTGGCTTATAATACACATTATAATGCAATCACAGCCCACTTCAGTTTAAATGAGGCTTTTCTGGACTCAGCTCAGATCCGCGGTAATGTAGTCACCCGCGCTAAGCTATTGGGATATGTTCCACGTTCAACATTAGCACCAAGAGCCACAGTTCGTATCGTAGTCGATGTCAGTACAGAGACAGGAACTATTCCTACAACTCTGACACTGAATCGTGGAACAAAGTTAACCTCAATCGTTTCTGGTACAGAGTATCAGTATGTGGTTTTAAATACACAGACAGCAACAATCTCAAACGATACATTTACATTCAATAATGTCGTCATTGCAGAAGGCTCTTATAAGACAGTGAAGTACAGAGTGGACAATGACATTGAGAATCAGAAGTTCCAACTCAACGACTCAGATGCAGATACTTCTACATTGAGAGTACGTGTCCAAGAGAACCAAGAGTCTACTTCGTTTGACATCTATACAGTGTTTGAATCTCTTCTGAATGTTGATGAGACATCAAAGGTATATTACCTACAAGAGAATGCAAACAACTACTATGAAATCTACTTCGGCGATGGTGTGACTGGTAAGAAACCAACAAACAACAACATCGTGACTCTTGACTATGTGTATACAAATGGAGGAGAGTCAAATGGAGCAAACTCCTTCTCACTCTCTTCTTCAATTGGTGGATTCTCAAATGCTTCAGTGACAACACTGGTGAAATCATCTGGTGGTGTTGAGCAGGAGACAACAGAGTCTATTCGATTCAATGCTCCGCTGACCTTTACCTCTCAGAACAGAGCGGTGACATCAGATGACTATAGAGCAATCATTCAGAGAGAATTCTCTAACATCGATTCAATTTCATGCTGGGGTGGAGAAGACAATGATCCGCCTGACTATGGTAAAGTCTATATTGCTGTTAAGCCTTTGACATCTGATGTACTGACCACTGCAGAGAAAGATGAGATCACTGGGGTTATTCTCAAAGGTAAGAACGTCGTTTCGATTACACCAACAATTGTGGATCCAAACTATACTTACTTAGAGTTAGATGTATTCTTTAAGTACAATCCAAACCTGACAGACCGTACAGCAGTTGAACTGACATCTGTAGTTCGTGACACAATCTCAGACTATAACTTCAATGAGTTAAATAAGTTCGACGGTGTGTTCAGGCATTCAAAAGTATTAAAAGCCATCGACGCTTCTGATCCTTCAATTACGTCTTCGACTGTGCGTCCTTATATGTTCATGAACATCACTCCCTCAAATTCAAGTGACAATAACTTTGAGCTGAGGTTCACATCTCCATTCTATCAATCAGGGCAAAGCACCACATATATCGTGAACAGTACAGCCTTTCTGATTAATAATGTAGAGCACTTCTTCGGGGACATTCCGATTCAAGGCTCTACAAATAGACAGGTGATTGTATATAAGATCGTACAGGGTCAGAACGTAACGGTTGTGAATGATGCAGGACTTGTTGATGTTGAGAAAGGTATTGTGACATTGAATAACTTTAGACCTGATACAACAGCAGCAATTCGTGTCACAGTGACACCAAACTCATTAGATCTAGCACCAAAGAGAGATCAGCTTATTTCAATTGATTCTTTGAGAGTGAACATTACTCCACAGGTAGATACAATTGCACTCAGTGGTTCTTCTGGTACAATCAAGTATACAACAAACTCAAGGTTAAGATAATATGGCGCACGAAAAGGCGAATACATTATTCTCATCTGATATATCCACACCTGGTTATCTTCAGTCTGTGGCTTCTTCAAAGAAGAAGAGTAAGGAGACTTTAAGATTAGATCAATTGATGCCTTCAGAGATACTTGAGGCTTCAGATGAACTCTCAAAACTTCTCAAAGCTTATTATACCTTTATGAACCTTGAGGAGTTTATCTATCAAGAGACAAAGACCTTTACAGACATTGTATTAGACAATAAGGCAGTGTTTCGTATCTCAGATCCAAACAATGAGAACGATGAGTTCTTTACAGATGAAACTGGTGCGGATTCTACACTCACAGTCACAGACTCAGACGGAAACGTTACAACAATTCCTCTGAATGACGTTAATGTTTCAATCACAAACGGTAACGAATTACCAGGATCTTTGGCAGAATCAACGTCAGAGATTGGTAAGACCTTTACTGTACTGAACCTCAATTCATATAACACATATACAGCAACACTGACAACAATTGTAAAATATTGGGTTGGTCCTGGACCATCATATGTTTTAAACTCGATCGAGGAGGCAATGGATATTGATGCCAATACGGAGAAATATCTAGAGCTGATGCAGAAGGAGATCGCAGCTGTTATTCCAAGAGATCTCACAGTCAACAAAAGAAACTTATATAAAAACATCATCGACTATTATAGAGTGAGAGGATCTTCTGACTCGATCGAGATTTTTTTCAGATTGCTGTTTAATGACAATGTGGAAGTTACATTTCCCTATGACCAGACTTTAATACCGTCTTCAGGTAAATGGGAGGTGAATCCATCACTGCCAAAGGGTGGACAATATCTTGACAACAAAGGATTCCTATCTTATAATATAAAGCTA